TTAGCTGCGATTCTCTTTTGATTTCTTGACATATTTCCTCTTTATAACAAACAAAATAAAAAACTAGATAACGCTATATCAGTCGGCCGCCGCCAGTGTCGTCGGCCTGAAACTGTCGGGCGCCTGTTGTGCCGGTCTTGTTGAAAGACCATATTCCACCACCTTCTACAGCATCCTTGCCTGTTGGCAAACCTTCAATCACTGCATAATCGTACTTCATGGTGATCGTAATATTTACTAACTCATCTTGACTATAGTCAAGTGTATCAAATTCCACGCCAGTTATCAAGGGGTTTTTTATTCGCCATGTTTCGATTGGGGTGCCATTATCGGCATCCAGTTGAGATAACTTTATCTCAGTACCCAGAGACTCAACCATAGCTTTCTTAGATATAGTAGTGGCGCCGGATTGACTATAGTCATGCGGAATTACATAGCCAGAATTTTCTAGCATCTTATATAGACTCTTTGTAGAGTCAGGCTGGACTGGGTCCACAAGAGTAATCGTTATATCTTGCCAAGTAACACGACCTGGATAATAAAATTCATAATTCAAGAATTGATGTGGCGTGGTGGCCACCTGAAAAGAGGGTTTCTTTACGCTCTTCACAATAAACTGAGGCACTCCTGTCCAATAAAGAAGCCATCTAAACTTCCTCTTTGGCTCAACGCTCTTTTCTGTCCAAAATCTTGCCATTGTTATGATCTCCTATTAATATATATTAGCTTCTCTTATTTTTTACTATGTTTAGTCATCAAAAGAAGCACCAGTTCGGGTAATAACAAAATCAACTGCGATAAACTCAATGGCTCTTGCTGGCTTCAAGAAAATCTTTGCATACATAATATTTCTATCGATCAAGTCTGGAGTAGTAGTCGAACTATCCAAGATGACCTTGAAATCTGTAAGGCCAAGTCTGGTCTTGACGCTCTCCAAGAATGGCACAACCTGTCCTGTAAAGCGATTCCAGGTTGCTTGAACGTTTTGGTCAAAAAGTAGCGTATTTGCAATTCGTGAAACTTCTCTCTTTACAAAGATCAAAAGTCGTCGTACGTTGATCCTGTCAAGCGCAGAAGGAGTCATTTGAAGCGTCTTTTGACCAAAGACCACAAGGCCTTCAGAAACAAAAGAAGCTATTGGGTTTATGTTTGCTTCATACAGTCTGTCTCTATCGGCTGATAGAAGCTGCTCAGATGCCTGAAGGACTGGCATGCCCGCGTTGCCCTCGTTGAGGCCGCCGCGGTTGAAGCCTGCAGGTGCAAACCACACCTCGTCTCTCTGCTCTGTATAGCCCATAACACCCAAAGCTATAACTGATGGTGGTACCCACACGTCTCGGGCACTCAGGTTGTCTCTGACCTTGACCCAGGGATAGTATGCAGCACCATAACTTGAATTTATCTGCCTAGCTGTGAGAGCCTTAGCACTCTTTGCTGGGTTTGTCTGGTTCACTCTTTGTTCAAAAGTTGCGCAAATCTTTTCAGATGGCGGAACGTAAACATCCGGTAAATCGATAACGGCCAATGCATCCCCTCTTGCTTCGCAAGTTTGGACTAATTTAGTAGTTAGTGATGCATTTGATACGCCGGGTATGGTCGCAAGGTTCATCTCTAAGAATTCTGGATCCTTGATCAGCTCAATTGCGCGATCAATACTAGCGTGCGGTGAGCTGTTTCTAGAATTGCTGTCACTGTTCACAATTCTCATATTGAACGGGTCAGCCTCTAGTATGTTAACTCCGTCGAAGCCTGCAACCATTGGCATGGTAAAACCATCTACAACATCCAAGAGTGCTGAGGCTGAAAGTGCCTGGGCCTGAGCACCTCCACCTGCAGTAAAGGAGTCTCCCGAGTTAAAAGACCCTGATTCGAAGCAAACCTTTGTAGGGTTGAATCCGGACATTTCATTTGAGAGCATGACGGCGCCGGTAACGACAACGTCATCCAATGAAAACACATATGCGTGTTTGCCAGCTGACGCGATTCCAGATACCTGCTCACCCACCAAAGCTGCGGAGGATACTGTCCCAAATCTTCTTAGGTAATCCTTTACTCCAATGTTGACAGAAGAGTAATTTAGCTTTCCAGCACTAGCAGATCCAGCTAATTTATTGTATTCTGCGTGACCCAAAATATATTGGGCGCCTAGGCCATTAGCTAACGTTCCAGATACTACATGTGGAACCTGTGGCCACCTGACAGAAATCGCAGTGTCGAACTCATCGACCATGATCGATCCTGTTACCCAAGTGCTGCCAAACGGCAGAATTCTTGCTTGACCACTACGAGGACTTGCCTCAAGAAATTTTGCTGTTGTATTATCTTCGTTCTTTGGAACGATTGGGCCCAAGAATCCAAAAGGCACTGATGCTGGGTTATTTGGTCCTGATTCTAAAACATCTAAATTCATCTCTATTCTAATGAAGTTAGATTGATTCGGGTGACTTCCATAGACCCTATTTCTCTTTTGTGTTGAATCCCACTTGAGATACTGATCTCCTATTCTTCTTGCAATGAAGTCCGTTGAGTTCGGATTCAGGTTTAGGTTCTCAAAAGAGTCAACAACAACAATACGGCGGCCGGCGCGCTGACGGACAACGACATCAAATCTTCCGTACTGGTCAACACTTCCGGGGGCTGCAATCTTTATATTCTCTATTCTAACACTCAGGTTCATACCTTCTTCGCCTTCCTGAAGTGCGTGAAACCTGAAAAGCCTTTCTTGTGACTGTCCGACGAAGCCTGCGTCGCGGCCGCCGCCGAATTGAGGAAATATCCAGCCCGAGGATGCTGCAGAAAGCTCGTGGTTTTTGCTCTTGAAGTCCTCCATGTTTTCTGCTAATTTTGCAGCGAAAACGCAAATGCCGGTTGAACTACTTGCGTAAAGCCTTTCGTACTCTTCTTCAAATGTCTCACCTAGCCAGTAGTTCGCAGCAAGAGATGCACCTGGAGGCGTCATAACTAGGCTGTTTGTAGCTACAGGGTTAGTGTTCAAGCGATCTCTTATGTATTTAGAGCCTTCTCTCATTGTGACTTTTCTTTCTAGTTTTGCGCCGCTGCTAGCTGACAAGACCACAGTAAATTCATGGCCGCTAAGCTTGACTGGTTGTGTTGGGTCTGCGCCGGCCGTTGCAACAGAAGTCTTTGTTGTTCCTGATCCGCTGATCAGCTCCTCTCCTTTTACACCGACAGAAAAGTTTGCCTCGTCGGTGTACACAATAGCGCCTAAGTGCGCCGTAAGGCTGTGGGTGTTTACACCGGAGCCACTATGCATAAAGAATAGCCCGTAAGCATTACCTGTAGAGAGTGTCCAACCTGCTTCGCCATTGGCGTCTGACGCATCGTCGCCCTGGACGCCTAGTAGTCTTATATATGTGACTGGTGAGTTTATGTCTGCATTCAAATAGGCCTGTGCCGCATATGTGCCATACGCTGGTGCTAAGAGGCCGTTGCCTTCTCTCCATGGATCACCCCCTTCGTTTCCTGGAAGTGGTTCACCGAAGACCTCCACAAATTCTTGAAAAGAGCTGACCTTTACAGCTTTCATTGCTGGGCCTCTTCTTGCTCGACCAATAATCACGGGTCCTACGCCACCTGGAGCTTTTGGCAACTGACTGTTGTCAATCTCGTTTAGGAAAACACCAGGTGATATAAATTTAAATTTCTTAGCTGACATATGAATAAATCTCCTCGATACGGGCTTTCTTTTGCAAAAACAAAATAAATTATTACTCTAGTAAATAGTTAGAGATTTTTTCAAAAGTATAAAAGAAAAAAAAGAAAGCCCCGGGCTGAGCCGGGGCTGTAAAGGCAAGATATTTTAGGTAGGGTTTTTAGCTAGCGACATACTTGATAACGATTTCGTCACCAACGTTGATGTCAGTGCCTGCACTGAATACCAGTCTTGATGAGTCAATCTTGTAATCCCAGTGGTCAGTAATGCCTGTGGCAGAACTTGAGAGGGACAAGTGAAGACCGTTGATATATACGGAAACACAGTTATCAGATGATGGTGTACCGGATAGTGGCAAATAATCGTACTTCGCTGACCCATCACTGTCGAAGGATGCAGTTGCAACTGCACGATCGATGACATGCGAAAGACTGAAGACACCATTTGTAGCCTGAAGTCCGGCGCCTGCTTGGGCGGTTACAAGATCCTTGATGGATTCCTTCTTTACGTCTCCGTCATAGTCGCCATCCATGAACATGAAGTAATCGCTACCGACTGCGACGGCTGCTATCTCGGCGTCGACCTTTGATCCACTAAGAGACAAAGTTGTGCCGACAGTAACATTATCCGCAGTCACACCATAGATGGTCGCGACGCCAGAACCGGAAAAGATGCCATTCGCCATTGACAGGCCGCCCTCAGCAGTGAGAGAGCCGAATGAACTCGTACCAGTTGAGGTAATAACACCACAACCAATAGTTCCGATTGTTGCAATATTCTTACTTGCATCCAGGACTACAGCCTTGTTACCGGCGGCTGTACCATCGGTAATTCCGTCAAGCTTTTCAAGATCTGTCTCATTAAGGTCAGCTGAGCCAATGACAAAGCTAGATCCAGCGGTGATTGAACCTGAAGAAGCGATAGCTCCTGTAGACTTCATCGTACCGACCATTTCTAGATTTCCTGAACCAGATATGAGGCCATTGACTGTAATTCCTGCGGCGCCATTGACAGTCAAAGCATCAGTTGTCATCTTGTAGATAGTCGAAGTTCCAGAACCTGAAACTACGCCATTGACAGTCAGACCATCAGATGTAACCTTGTGGATAGTCGCGACACCAGAACCGGATATGATACCTGTGACATCGACACCTGCTGGCTTGACTGCTGCAATAGTTGATCCTGCGATCGCGTGAAGCATCTTTGTGCCAGTGTGCTCATAAAGCACAGAAGCAACAGTGTCGCTGCCCTGCTTGCCACCAACCTGGAGACCACCACCATCAGCTTGTGCTGAAGATGCAGAAAGAGCCGAGACAAGCAATTTATCCTGGATCTGCAATGTGTTCACGGTTTCTGTAACACTGTTGATAGTAACAACATCTAGCTCATCGATTCTAGCGTAAGAAGCACTAAGTGTGGTAATTCCACCAATGTTCTTATTTGCATCGAGAACTAGAGCCTTGCTAGCAGCTGCAGTACCATTTGTGATACCGTCGAGTTTTTCAAGGTCTGTCTCATTTAGATCAGCTGATCCTATGATAAAGCTAGTTCCAGCCGTGATAGAGCCAGATGAGGCCATGTTGCCAGTTGACTCAATTGTGCCAACAACCTCCATTCCAGCAGAGCTTGAAAGCTTGCCAGTAGTGGTGATCGCTCCACAAGCAACGGTTCCAAGAGTGCCGATGTTCTTGCTGGCATCGAGAACGACGGCTTTATTTGCCGCGGCGGTACCATTGGTGATTCCGTCAAGTTTCTCAAGGTCTGTTTCGTTCAGATCAGCGCTGCCAATGATAATACTTGTACCAGCTTCAACAGCGCCGTCACATTTAAATGATGCAGCAGAGATCTCTCCGGAGCCGGACAGGGTTGAGCCGCCGCTGATAGCGCCAGAAACAAACAATGCATTGCTGCTCTTGTAGTATGTCAGGCCTGCGTCGCCGCCTAGTGCGTTACTATCGTTAAACTGAACTTGGGTATCAGTACCGCCTGCAAGTGATGCAATAAGCTCTGAAACCTTAATCTTCTTTGGCACCAATTCGCCGTCGACGTGAATTGCTAATAAGTCATCATCAGCTGCAGAGCCTTGTGTTGCAAGCCCAGTAAGTGAAAGCATTAGTGCTGGTTTATTGTCTCCAGAACTTGCTATACCACCTGATGATGAGACAGCAATCTGTTCTGCTGAAATTGTTAATCGTTTTGCCATGGATCCTCCTCCCGAGGCGGAACCACCTGACATACCTGAAATGGATGCATTTGTGGTTCCGAGTGTTGTTATTGTGACATTACCTGCTGTACCTTCAACATCATTTTCTAAACTAACTTCTGTTCCGCTGACTGTTGCCGTGATTCCAATCGGCAAGGTATTGATTGTTGATGCAAAATATGCTGCGAACTCGGTACCATCTAGACTGCCACCGGAGCTCGGGGCATGCCTTACAGAGTAGACTGGTTCATCTGGTGCATAAAGGTTTGCAATCCTATGTCCCGTTGATGAGTGATCATCTTTTGAGATGTGGGCTGCAGCCTTGGCAGTCGTCGTCCAACTACCTGAAGCTCTCTTGATTCTGAACTTCAAGGGGCCGTTTTCAACACCGTTTGCATCTGTCCTAAAGTTCAAGTAATAAGTACTGTCCCTTGAGGCTGTGGTGATATTGATCTCTCCTGCTGTTTTTGCAGCGTTCAAGATATCTTTCAGCTCTTCTGCAATGTTATCGCCATCAACACCAGCATTGTTAGTATTAATGCTATAGTTACCTGCTGAGTCCTTACGAGCATAAGATGCTCCTGAAACGTCTGCGGTAAAAGTTCCAGTATTTATCAAAGTTACGTTGACAGTGTTACCATCGGCATCCGTAAACTCATATATCAGAGGCGTACTGCCGCCCGTTGACATGTCCTTAAAATCAGCATTAGTTTGGCTGTCAGCAACAAAACTAATGTACATGAAGTTTTTGTTTGTGGACGAGTTCTGATATAAAGTCAGAGCTTTTGACGCATTTCCGTTGAATGCGTTATTCGAACTACCTAATGCTGATGAGCCAGACAAAGCATCTGTGCCGGCACCAGTTGTATTGGTAACTGCAAAGGTTACCTGCCCAAATCCGTCGCCTGTACCATCACTTAGCGTAATCTTAGCATACTGCGCTGGAGCCGATGAAAAATCAATCGTTCCTGTAGCTTTTGCCATTATAATTCCTCCTGTTTGTTGTTCTCTTAACAGGTTCTCTAAATTACAAAATAACTAAAATGTATTGGGAATAAAGCTAATGAAACTTTTAACTTTTTATGAATATAACGCGATCTTCTGGACTGGACGGAAACTGAATACCATAACCTTGTTCTGGGACTCCATACTCTAATCTGAGAGAGTTGAGGTCCTCTAAAGCTTGCTGATTTAAAGAGTTGATCGCCGCGAGGTGCTCTTTCTTCTTTCTATCGTACTCTATAACTAGTTCGGCGAGGCGGCTTTTGTGTATCTTTACCGAAAGTAATTTTTCATACACACCTCTTGACTCTTCTTTTCCACATTCTACATAATCTGGAAACTCCTCATCAGATGGTTCGGGCTCTTCTTGTGGTGCCTCTTCCTGTTCTTGGGGTATTTCCTGTTCTGGTGCTGGTGCGATTATCTCTTCTTCTATGGTGGCCACCAATTCTTTTAGCTTATCTAGGATGCTCATCTTGCTACCGCTCCGTTTATGAAAAAAGTATTTTTTTAAGATTTCTAACATTGTTGTCAAATTTGCAAAAATCAGACTCTAAAAATTCTATTGATCGGGATCTACACAGCTCTTCCTTATCTTCGAATTCAAAATGAAACTTTCCCGTGCTTTGTCGAAAGCACTTCAATAACTTATGACCTCGAAGCTGCAAGTATGCTGCAATTCCTATATCGCTCGTAGAAAAGCTATTTTGTAAATCGTTATCTTGTTCTGACATCTTTCTCTCCGTTAAATTAGCCGGCTATGAATTTGTTATTATAACATAATTAGACGGGGAGTTGAGGTTTCTACTGGTAGGTTTCTTCTTTTCTCACAAAATACCCTTTTTCTCCTGGGTTAGTGGGAAGTTTAAGCTCGTATGTAAGACTTTCGTCAATGTTGAGATCTTTCTGGACCGCTTGTGCCATGGTATATAAATCAGCTTGGCCATACATAATCTGATTCATCATATTTGCTTTATTTTTTTCAAACTGAAGGCAGGAATTTGCAAAATAGTTTTCCAAATTTAGGAGCTTCTCGCGAAACTCAAAAACATGACTAACTTTATCCCAGTCGACCTCAATAATTTCTTGGCCATTCTTGATTGTGGCTTCTGTGTTTTTCTTATTTTCAGTAGTTTTTCTTTTGGCAGATGCTTTTGACATTCTTTCTCCTTTTGTACCTATGTGAATTATACCACAAGAAAAAATGTTTTTTAGCCTTTTATATAAGTTATCTGAACTGTATCTTCCGGGTCTAGGTCTTCGGTGAATACTATAGTATTTCCACTAACTGTGTAATCTTTATCCGCCCCCACGGCCTGTATCAAACCATTAAGCATAACAAGTTCGGTATTATCCCTTATGGTGAACTGAGTTGTGAAAGTTCTCTTATCGTCTGGTAGTGCGGCTGCTTCTGTTTTTAGGACTTCGCCGATTTGCATACTATTTGACATATTCTCTGCAAGAGTCTCTGTTGTGACCACATTAGATGAGACACTAGCTCCAGAGCCGCCAAGAGAGGAAAAGAAGCTTGACGCGGGGGTATTACCTATAACAACTGGGCCTGAGAAGAACCTGTCTAGCTGATCTTGTGATATTCCTGAAAGGCCAAAATATGCACCGTTTTCGTGTTCCGGAATTTCCGCTAAAGTTATTCTCTCTCTCGGTATCTTTACTTCTACAATGTTCTCCCTGATGGAATAGTGAGGCTTTTCTCTATTTGGACCTTCGCCGACAATATATCCAATAACTTTGATGTTTATCTTTGTTTCAAACTTTCTCTCATCTGATGAAAAATCAGATAGGTTGTCTGTTGAACTATATTCTGGCTGAATGAATCCTTCGTATTTGTGGTCTTTTTCTGTAAGCCTAATAAAGTTTACTGTTCCCGGTTTTGTCGCAAAAGGCGTCATAAGATCGTTCATTTGCTGTTGGTACTCGGTTCTCAGAGTTACTTCGTACATTACCTCTACGTTGACTGGCATAGGAACAGTTACGGTTCTATAAACGACCTTTGGATTTGCTCCTGGGAAGTTTTTCTGGCCATGGAGCCTATATGCGTCTGCATTTGCAAATTTCATGGTCTTTTCTTGGTATAGCACCCTACTAACATCTAGAGACCCACCCTTATCATCAGGTATTTCCGGCACATTACCCTGAAACACGCCCTGACTCTGTCTTGTCTTAGTGAATCCTGACCTTCTTATAGAAATAATTGGTAAAACAAGTAATCCCTGACTGTCTCTTACTTCTTTGTTGCCTTTTGCTTGAAAAGATCGTTCAGCAGTGCCCCAGATAACCGGAACGGGCTTGAAACCCTTATTTGTCATAGTTGAAAGACTGAGCGATTCTACAAAGTTCAGAACAGACTGGTCGATAGTCTCTATTGTTGAGACTTCAAAGTGAAGTTTCCCGTTAATTATCTCTGACATTGAATAAGCCCTCCCTTGCTCTCACACATGAAGCAGCAATCTCAAAACTTGACTCAACTTGACCAAATAACCACTTTGGCTCTTGCAAAGACAGTATTTCGTACATGTTTTCACCGTACTGAACAAAATCTCCTTCTCTTACAAACAAATCTTGATCCTCTGTTAGCCTTCTCTTATGGAAAGCAACTGAGATCTTCTCTACTCTGTCAACACCAAGTGGCGTTGTTGTTGTGTTTTGTGATTCCCACTTCACCATTGCGTATACGCGGATTGGATCAAGGAAGCTTTTATCTAATGCTTCACCATATAAGCTATGAAAATTGGTGTGTTCAAGACTTATAGGGTAATATATGATGGTTTGACCAATGACTCGCTCAATAACCTCATCATTTATCTGCTTTACAAAGTCCTTTTCCTTTTTTCCCGTAAATAGCGGTGGAGGTGGGCTATCCGGCTGTGACCATTTATTATCATCAGACATTTATGTTACCCCACGTATATATGATACGGAATCTTTTGCATTGTTTTCTCTGCGTTCTCTAGTTTCTGAGCATCCTGCTCTGCTAACTTAACATATGTTAGCTCTGCAAGTGTTTCTTTTAGTTCTGTTCTCAGTTTTTCCTGCTCGTCTTTGCCCTCAGACAATAGCGCAGGACCGTTGAGAGTTACGCTCTCGCCCGGTATTGGTACGGTTCCGAACTTAGACCTTACTTGACCCAAAGTCTCCTTACAGAGAGCCAATGCGAACCTTCTAATCCACTGCTTGCCTATTGCGTTGATGCTAGTAAATGGTATGTTACCAATTGGCAGTGTGTTCATGTTGTTGACACCATCTCTCTTTGGATCTGTTCCAGACCAAGAGTCTTCTGGTATCGAAAACTCTATCGACATTTGGCTTGGGCCGCCAGTATAGGGTATCGGGAAAATTCTTAGTTTATTTCCTTTTATCTCATAAGAATAATGTGACATCCTTGTGTATATTGCATCTTCAAACGCCATAGCTTGTGCTTTGTTGTGCCAAGCAGGTACTAGCTGGAATGTAGAATCATCTGAAAACTGCCCATAATTATGCAGGTTTCCAACAACGTTGAGTCCACCATAGTAACCAAAGAATCTCCACATTGCATGCGGCGTTTTATAGTATACCTTTTTGATTAATATCTTCTTGTTGCCAATAGATGCAGAGAATGCTGCATTCGTCGATAAGATGCTTTGCAAGTCATAGTCTTGGACACCTTCGGTGACGTTGAAGCTGGCAGAATATTGAACCGAATCTTTCAGGCCAACTTCTGCGCCAACACCTTCGGAAACTTGTCTTCCGATCCCATAATCAAATTTAGGATACTTTAGAGCAACATGAGTTCCCTCAAGCGATGAGCTAAGTGGGCTAGTTTGAATATTTCCTTTAGAATCAAAGCTTCCTGTTGTGTTTCCAAGTGTATTCGATAAGATATTGGTAGCTTGATGAACGTTGACTAAGTAACAATATTCCAACACTGCTTCTTCATAGGCTGCATAAACATTTCCCTCTGTTAGCTCTATGTCTAGGACATCACCTCCAAGTTTCTTGTAGACATATGACACCTGGTCGACAGCGCCATTCAAAAACTCTGATGAATACAGGGCTACTGATGTATCGGAGTAGATCTTGTATGGTAAGGCTGCATTAACATTTCCGGCCGTCCCAGTGATAGGCAAGATAACCGCTGATAACGTACTGGCCGGTGTAAGGGTAGGTAAAGACATTTAGTGTCCCTCGCTAAATAGAGTTATTCAATATAACTAGTATTTGAGGGAACTAATCGGCGGAAGTCGTTTTTTTAGTTGCTCGCTTTCTGCGAGTTGTCGTCTTCTTTGTTGTGGCCTTTTTCGATGTTGTCTTTTTAGTAGTTCTAGTTTTAGTTGTTTTTGGTGTTTCAACTGTTGGCTCTTCAATCTGAATTGTTTGAAGTTGTGGTTCTGGTGCTGGCACTACAACCTCTTCGGCAGCTTCTGGTTCCGGTTCTTTGTTTGTGATAACTTCAACTGTTTCGTCTTCGGTTATCTCTTCCCCGGTATTCATATCGATCTCGATGACGCCGCGTTTTCTTGCTAATGCTTCACGCTTGGTTGCGTATTTGCTAGCATATTTAGACATTGTCATTCTTTTCTTTCTTTTTCCCATTGTTTTTCCTTTTCAAAATAAAAAGCCCCCCTTTGCAGGGGGGCATGAAGATTTTACTCTTCTTTGGCTTCTTTAGCCTTTGGTTTTTCAGCCTTTGGTTTTTCAGCCTTCTTGGGGGCTGCCTTTTTAGGGGCAGCTTTTGCTTTTGCTCTTCTTGCTCTAGATGACATGGTTCATTTCTCCTTACAGATCTGCAGGAACCGCAGCTCCATATATGGTAATAAGTAATTTTCCAGCTGTTAAAGTAGCAGCGGTATCATTTTCACCCTGACAAACATAAAGAAATTTATCAGCTACTGCATTGTTATCATACAAAACTGATGTGTCTACACCTACGGTGTTTGCGATGCCTGTGATGGCTGCAGTTTGAGTGTCGGCTTGAGTTCCGCCAGCGGCGGTAGGCTTGCCTACACCATCAACACCAAACTCAAGGTCAATTGTGGTTGTGCCGCCGACGAGAGCTTCTAAAACTTGAACTCTCAGTTCATTGACCACTCCAACTTTTGCTACTGTTAATTGCCCTATACTAGAGACTGTATCAATAACTCCCATCGCAGCCGTATCACCGTTGCCGCCGCCGTTACCTGATGTGCTAATTGCCGCCTTAGATGTGCCAAGGTCTAATGCAATTTCTGTGATTATCTGATGACCTTCTCTTTTTTGTGTTGTTGACACAATAGCGTCCTTAATTCCTGCGCCGGCACCCAGATCAACCGATTGTCCTTTCTTGTCCAAAGAGAACAGTCTCTTTCTACCTAATCTTCTGCTACCCATAATTATTTCCTCCTTATTATGTGGTTAACGTTAACGCTTATCATCCACGAAACATAGCCAGCCACCTCGGCTATATCTCTTCAAGGGCCAGTGGCGTTACGACCCAGGAGGAATCAAAGTCACTAATAAATAGCTTTCAGAAAAAAGAAAAGCCCCACCAAGTTAATGATGGGGCTGAATCTTTTTGTTATCGGACTTTAGCTACTAGCTAGAGCCTTCCTCACCTAAGAGGCCGCGGACGACAACAAGACCGTACATATCAGGTCGTACCATCTTCTTAGCGTAACGGGTCATGACACCCTTACGTGGCACGAAGTCTTCCGTACCAAAGATGGTTGGTGTTACCTGCAATGGTACGTAAGGAGCGTAGACAAATCCGCTTTCGAGGAATGAACTACCCTTACGGCCAACGAGGAGTACGTTACGCAAGAAATATGGATCAACGTAAACGTCGAACTTCTTGCTCAAGCTACCAGCCTTGACAGCACCGATGGTGCCGCGGTCCGTATCAGCAGTTACGCTTGCGCGGAAACCGCTTGTGAACTCAAGGATGTTGGCAACTTCTGGTGAACAAACAACAAAGTTTGCACCACCGCGAAGTGTCTTTCTGTGGATCTGAGCGCTAACGTCATTGATAGTCTCG